CATTTACAACAACAGTTCCTCTTTTCTTAAATTCATTAATATAATTGTCATAAATATATAACAAAGTAGCAAAGGTACTGTCTTGTTTAAATGCAACCTCTCTTGATTGTAAAAAACGATATACAACCGCCTCATAAGTTTCAACATCTCTAAATATGCGCCTATATACATTCACCATTGCAGCTACATAACAAATAGAGTACCAATAGGTGTAAAAATCAACATCACCTTCCCCTGAATCCTTGGCGATATCAGAATCCAAACGATTTAACTTCCACCAATTCTTAATGATGTCGTTAGAAGTTATTTTTATATTAGCAATATTTGTAGGCATATATTTTAAACATATGATTTAGCCATAGCACAAATAGTGCAATTAACGAGTGTTCTGATAACTAATTTTGTAGCTTCTTTACTCACAAGAGTGGGTATCACAGGATCACCAGAAGCTTCAAATCCATTTATAGAAAAGCTATAAGAAGTGTTCGTAAAAGGAACATCCCAGATTAAATCACATTCTGTGTCTGCAGTAGCCGAAGCATGTGCTTGTCTAATAGGTGCTCCAACAGCTCCAGCCTGTTGTTCAATATAATCTAAAATAGCAATTTCAGCTACTTGATGATTTTCAACCTGAACTTTTGTTCCTGCAGTTCGGTCTACCAACGCTGCTTTTATTAAAGCTAAAACTTGTGCATATGTTGCCATAACGATTAACTATATTGGTCTGAATACTGATCTGGATTATAAATACGAGTAGAAGCACTACCAATTTGGTAAAGTATATTATACGAAGTATCTTCGTCTTGAGCTAAAACATCCCTTCCTATCTCTTCCCCGTCCAAAAACAAACTTACTTCATAATAAGATCTAACTATCTTGATTTTATGTAAAAAACCTACCTGAAAACTAAACCCACTAAACGATACACTTCCAACTGTAATTATGTTTGTGTTAGATATTGTCACATAATCGTCAAACATAGTTATCGTACTGAACCCTGACTCTTCAAACATGAGCTCAAACTCAACTTGATAAATGCGACCAAGATTTTCAATCTGATTATTCTCAAGGGTCAAAAGCTCGCCAAAGTATGATCGTCCAAAAGTAAACTCACTATTATAAGCAGGTACTGTAGCACTAGGTGAATTATTATAAGCATCAAACCTCTGACGAACTATCTTATCTCTCTTCACATAATTAGCAAGCTCCCCCGACTGACGTATTTTTTCATAAACGTTATCTGCCCATTGTTCGATCAATTCGTTGTTATAATCGAAAAAATGAGCAAGTGCAGTTTTATTATATTGATCAATCATGTATTATAGTAGATAGGTAACACAGCACTATTGTTGTCATACAGAATATTACCACTCATATCCCTCATTACAAACTTTACAATACGAGGCAAAGTATAAGTATCAATAGAACTGTCATTATGAGGTAAAAAATATTCATCTGGCACATATTTCACTCCCTGTACACTTTTCACTATCTGTAATAAATCGTCCCACTCGATTTTAATTTTATTCCAGAACCTGAAATCAAAATACTTAGTCAGTTGAATTTGGATTGCTTTACGTACATTAGTAGATATATAACCTGAAGCAATATCTACCCTAAAATCAACTCCATATGTAACGCCGCCAACTAAGTACCATTCAATATTTATCAATTGTAATCCGATAACCCCTGCCTGACTATCAACATCGATCAAAGACATAAAATCTTTTAAACTATTTTCAAAAGCAGATAATTCATCTTGCGAATAAGACTTACCATTACAAGTTACGAGTGCAAGTTTTATTCTCCCATCTTCATTATAACCTGCCTTACGAATATCGATAATATCACTATCTAAAGCTCTACAATTTTCAAGTAAGTTCTGATAAGAACTTTTTGCAGCAAATTGATTAAAAGTAGACAATCTTGCTTTAAAATCTTCATCATTCTCAGTATCTCTACCTCCAGTAGCTGCATATTCATTAGTACAACTTATATGACCAGTAGGAGGTTGTGTGATACGATTTATTGTTAATGGCCCTACATTTGCATTTACCCCCACTGAAGAACTACGTACAGGAATGTATGCATAACCATTTGCTCCAATAATAGTAAGTTGAACGATATTGAATGTCACCCCTTGATTACTGGTAAAAGAAGATTCTCCTGGTACGTAAATAGTATTTGGATCCGCATAAACTAAAACAAAAGTGGAAGACCTTGTAGCAGATAAGCGAGCCACTGCTCCGATAAGTTTAGCAGCATTATCAAGATAAGTGCCTGAACTAAGCTCTGGGAATATCTGCGACTCTAAAATTGCAGTGTCTTTTAAGTCTTTCTGAAAAATCTTTGCAATCCCAAAAGCATGTGCATTAAACACTGATAAATCTGATATCTTTGAAGTCTTGCTGGTATGATTTAAAAAGGTTTCTGCATACAAAGCCTTTAAATCTGCAATTGTCAATACGTCTGTTATTAATTTATCAACCATCACAGTGTTTTATTAAGTTCATTATTCAAGCGAGACACTATCTTAAAATCATAAAATGCCACATCCCCTTCGGTTCTATTACTAGTCATCTGGATACTCTTAAAGGAATCATCAGTCTTAAAATTATTAATCACCTCCCGATTCAAAGACGATAATCGCAGAGCATTAATTGAAGATCCGATCAAACCTTTTGAAACTCCAAGAGTAGGGAATTCAGGTACACTACCTTTAGTGGTTCTTAAACAAATATCAGCTGACTGTTCCATTGTATCAGTAATACTAAGAGCTACAATATCATCCTCATCAATCAAGATCTTTTCAGGCAAATCCTTGCCAAGTATATTATCCCCAACCATTATATCCACAACTGTAGAAGTGTTCATTGTCCTGTTATCAGTGCCACTAACATCTAATACATTACCCCCACTCTTATCATAATCTAATTCTGCAACACTATTCTTTAACGCAAGGTCAACCCAATCTTCATTGGAATCACTACTACCAAGTTCCTGTGAAAGATCTTCAAATGTTTGGTTCTGTTTTAAAATAAGTTTATATTTTGATTGATTCTCATACCCAAATACATAGGAGCTACGCAGCCATTTAGCAAGATTCATTGTAGTTTCAAGCTTTGTTTTAATTGTGGATAGATTATCTATCAGATCCCAGAATTTAGTAGTATTTGATAAACTACTATTAGTAGAAGCAATTACCTGTTCTATTTTATCAGATTCAATCAATAGACGATCAAGCTCTTTAAATGCACTTTTATTGAGTGTTGATTTCCCTTTATAATAGGAGTTAATCGATGGGAAATATAAAGACAAAAAATTATCATAATCAATAAAATATTGATATAAATTGTAATTAGTTACCTTTATGAATCTATCGATTACATTCATCTTCACAACTTATTAGGATAGACGTTATTCCAATCGTATCCATCAGCCATCTCTCTGAATGGAACTGGATCTTCTACTGATTTTACTACTTGTTCAGATGATAAACTAGTCTGTAATTCACTCTTACTTTTTTTATTGTTCTTAACATCATTCAAATCAGCAATAATAACTAAATTCAATTGATACTTCCATACCATATTTGAAGACTGTTCGTTCTGAGATAAAGTTAAAGGTTGTTTAGTAGGGACCACAAGATATGATTCTCCAAGTGCTTGATTATAGAGATAGAGTTTATAAGTCATCCCAGTAGGACCATGAGACTTAGCTTTATGAATAATTGATTGCAATATTTTTGTACATCCAAACCCGGTCTTCACACCAACCAAAAACTCTTGCTTAATATCCTTAAAATTAGAGTTGATCTGATCTGATGTATAAAACCCATCTTCAATCGCTTTTTGCGTGGCAAACCCAGGATAATACCCGTCCTCTTCCCACGACAAAAGTTTAAAAGCTCTCCCAAAATCACCCTCAATACTTATTTCATCTGGAGTATAGCCTTGCTTATTAAACACTGTGATACCAGTAAAAGAAGTCTGCACTGTAGTAGCTTCTGTTTCTGTCTTACTGATATTACTAGGCATTACTGGAAAGCCAAAATAATCAACTGTGTCATCATTATCATCCACAAGTTCCAACGCACACATATATAGCTCAAAATCGCGAGGATATTGCTTCGCCATCCCATCACGCCCTTTGTTTTGCGTGAAGAATTCGTCGTAGAATAATTTATTGGCTCTATCTAAAGACATGGTACGGAATACTTGCTATAAAATTATAAAAGAAAACCCTTTTTTAAAAATGTTTTTTGAGTCAATCATATAATAGGTACTGGAATTGGTATTGGAACGTAAGAATTTAAGGCCTCCATCAATACTGTATTAGCCTGTTGTACTGCCATATCTTGTACTATCTCAACTGCCTTTGGTACTTCAGTAGCCCCTCTCGCAGCAGTAGTGGCTCCAGAATCATAAGCTGCAGAAGAAAGGTCTTCTAAGGTCTGTTTAGTTGTATCGTAGGTTAATTTCAAAGTAGCATAAGTGGTTCTTAAATTTACGGCTGTAGTATAAGCCTGTTGAGCTATATCAATAGATAAAGCGACAGGAGGAGGTAATAAAGACTTAATTTCTTCAGGCACACGATCCCAAGCTTCCAGTATTTCACTCACACCCATTTTATCGGTGAAAGTGACCCCATACTTAGCTTTTAATTGCTTTTGTAAGGTGATCTTCGGATTTTCTGGCTTTGTAATTATCATATCAACCTACTTTTACTATTTTAGAAACACCAATCTCACTCACATCCATAATAGCTGCTGCATCAGGAATGGTAGAATATAAAACATTAAACTGTCCACCAACAATGATCGATTTATCTGTATCAATTTCCACACCTGAATCTGTTATACCAACACTGCTATTTTGATTATGTAATAAAATGTCTTGATCACCTGCATTAACAACAACTCCAGTTTTATCCATTGTAACAACCGCTTTATTATTACTTAGGACAATATCTTTATTAGTACTCACATTCACATTACCATCCACAGCTGTTACATTAGTGTTTCCTTCGCTATAAACGTTGATCGTTCCTTTGACGTGCAAATTCACCTCTCCAGAAAGATCGTCGTTCCTAACGTTTATATTCAACTTTCCTCTTTGTGCAGTTCCAATAATATCAATATTAATCTGACCCTTCCCATCAACAGACACTAAAGCATAATTACCATCTAACGATCTCTTAAGCACTAAAATATCTTCCTCGTTCAAATCAGTATCACCATTTGAACTTATAACTCCAGTGATAATGGCTTTACCAGCATATGGCTCTGTAAAAAATACTACTCCACTGCCGAGCTGCTCTTTTTCAGTAGGGAATTTGATATCCCTAATTGCTGATTTAGTGATATAGCAATTATGCATCACACCGCCACCACCTTCTACTAATAAAGAAAATCGCTCTGTACGTAAGCATTGCATTATAAATTGCTTACGATCAACATTTGAAGGTATAATAATGTATCCTGTATTAATCGATTTACGCAACGTAGGATCAAAATCCTTATACACTCCACTACCATCTACCATTGTTGTCTCTTTGAGAAGAAATCAAATAAATCAGTATCTATCAATTTTACATTAGTACCAGAGGTTGATAACTTGACCTTATCATCAACTAATTTAATTTGTAAGGCCTCAACAATGATATCCATATTAACGATATCAAAATAATTGATTACCTTACCTTTATTATTAATCTCAGTATCATCAATAACATATTGCTTGAGCATCCCTCTTTCAACGGTCAATGCCGTTTCTCTACTTAAAGTATTCCCATTAATAGATATTGAATTTGCAACTGCCTTAACGTAAAAAATCTCATTAGTTGGTTTAAACCAAATCCACATGCCCTTTTTAATTCTTCTATCACCTCCAGATATACGTATTGTTCCTTTGCGTGTAAAAGGAAGAATAGAGGTTGATTCAATAACAAATTTCAAATCATTAGCAAGTGACTTGCGATACAAATCAATGTTTACGTTTTCTTGTTCTCCACTCAATACATTTGCACTAAGATAGGTGTCAGTTATTACCCTTTTATGCATACCAAATAAAGAAGCATATTCTTGAAAAACTACTATCGGCATAAATGTGGCTGCTGAATATTGCCCAGCGCCAAGTAACCCCTCTAATGGTTGTACTTGATACCACGAGTAATAAGTCTCATCCCAATTAACATTAAATTCAGCAACTACATCCGAAGCTATCTCAATAACTTTATTTTTAGGATCCTTAAAATAATCAACAATCTGCTCTTTTGTAAATGGTGCTTGACGAGCAATAAAAACAAACTGATCCCCATACGTATCCCCCCAAAACTCAACCAAAGGTTCTGTACATATCCTTTTCACAAGATCAATAATTGTACCTTCTGGACACGATAGTTCACCATTATTCAAACGTCTATTATCAAGTTGATGGTCTACAATAACCTTAATAATTTTCCAAACTCCATTCTGTTCCGCACTATCTAAATACTCTTTACTCGCCCCATTTAACTGATATACTTTACTTGTACGATCTTCATTTTGTTTAGTAAATATGTTATATGAATTCTTATATGCATCAAACAACTTACTGTCCTTAGGTAAGACTCCGACATGAGTTAGTTGATTAAAAATAAAACCAAGTGAATCTCTTATTGAACGGTATAACATTGTAAATAGAGTCATAAACTCACCCGTCGTAAACAAACGTTTAAACACTGTATTTGTTTCGTCGTAATTTACAAAAAACTCTTTTCCTCCATTAACCAGTGCAAATGGGAAAAATACACTACTATCTTCAACAATCATTTTTGTAAAATCACGACCAGACACATTCAACATAGTCATATTAGCATCTGGAGAATAATTCTCCGAACTCATATCTACAAGTCCAATCATATCATACACCTTCCCTGGCAAAGAGGATGGATCGATCTCAAATTTATTAATTTCATTTTGTATATCACCTTCAATATCTAACCTCTCGTAACGCAAAAAAACTATATCATTCTGCTGTATGTATTTCTGAAAAAATGACAATACAAATGCATTATTCATCACCTTCTGAACATACGAATAATAAGTCTCTGAATACTTGTGAACATTTATAGGATCAGTAATATCAATCAATGAAAAAGAAAATGATCCTCCTCCGTCCGCCACCGTCGTATCCATCGACCTAACGAAAGGAGTAATGTTGAAGATCTTATCAAGTGCCCTAATATAAATCCAGCAATTAAACGATAAATGTAAATAATTCACTGAATAAGCAAAATCCTCTTCAAATAAATTACCAGCTTTAATATATAAAGGATCACTCAACAACGCTTTAATCTCCTCACTCATAAACGCTTTAAGATATTGCTGTTGCATGAACAGATCTTTACCTTGTGCAGATAAAACCTCTACATTCGCTTTATTTTTAGGAATATATAATAAAGTCCCTACATTTATTTCTAACCCTGGAACATATTTTTTAACTGGAAATTTTATCCGTTGATCTTCAGTATATAATTCCCAAATGCGATCTAAATTTGAATAATCACCTGGCTTATACTTGCAAAAATCTTCTGCTGTAATACTTACGGTAGCAACTACAGAATTAGCCATTGATACGAGCTCATCAATCGTAGTAACACTTGAATCTTGATGATGATATTCATAATAGTCCTTAATAGCTAAAATAGACTGTAATTTTTTTACATTATCCTGACTTAATTTATTACTAAGGTTTACTACTGTCGATTGATCAATAAATACTATATTAGGCTGTATAGCAATATGATTATAAGTAGCCCCAAATTCAAATTCGCCAACCCCTAAAGACACTAATTCAGTATATAATTTACCTTTAGATAATATCTCTTTTCGATAAGTAATCAGACGTGTTTGATTATCAAGTACGAATTGAAAATCTAGTGCTTGTCCATTCAAATGATGACTATTATCTGCAACTCTATAGCCTGCAGCTTTTAATTCTTCATTATGTGATTGAGTTCTAAAGGCTGAAGTAACTTTAATGCCAAACCAAGTAAAATAACGAGCAATAGCCGTCAAGGCTTTTAATAAGTTCTCATTCAATTCATATCGACCTGCTGGCGATTCACCCCCGAAAACATAAAAATCTCCTAATGAAAAAAATTCACTATAATCGTATTGATATCTTGTATTATCCCCTTTTATTATTTTCATCAATCCTTCCCTGGTACTATCCAATAACCTTTACTTAATTTGATAGGTCCTTGTGTAGGTACAGGATATTTCAAATCAGTAGCTATTTCTTTTAACGTAACTACAACATCCTTACCTAGTGTGATCATTGTATTTTCATAATCAGCTATGGCCTTAGGTTGTCCTGATATATTGGCAGCCTCTCTCGCTCTTTTATCCAAATCTTTAACTCCTTCTTGCCCTTCGTATCCCTCTCCTGTAGTAAATTTACCCAACTTACCTTCTTTATATCCTGTAACAAGATCCTTAGCAGCCTGCCAACTCGACAACTGTGGAAAAGCTTGTTTTAATAACATTGTAAGTCGCTCAGTATTCCCTCCGCTCAGTTTATCATATTGACCTATTAAACTAGGTAAATAAGCTTGATTTTCTTTAGAAAATGGATTTTCTCTCATCATCTGTAAATCCACTAAAGAAGCTCCTGGGCGTATTTTAGAAAGTACCATCATTTGAAGAGCTTCTGTTTGTGGTGAAGACGCACCTGTTAATCCGCCCTTCACAGCATCAACCATATTACTTAAATACTCAGGAGATTTACGCAAAGCTTCATTCATACCGCCAAGCTCAGCTACCACCTTTGTATTAATGCCTGCGTCTAATTTACCTAATTTTGCTGCCTGATCCTTACCAAGCCCAATCATAATCTGTAAATAGTCAGGCACAGCTGCCATATCTTCCCCTTTAACTATACCAGCACTCCTCATTCCAGCAATACCTGATTGAATATCACTCATTGCTGTACCACCATGTAAACGAGCTAATTGCTCTGCAGAATTATACATTCCACGATCAATACCTAACCCCTTTTCAGCTATTATTTGATTATATACAGCATCATCTATACCAACACTAGATCTTCTTGCTTGCATCAATGGAGCTAATCTCGAAGCATAATCAATTGCGGATTCTCCAAATACGTCAAAACTTTTTGCTTTCTTAAAATCTACCGCTTGACCAGATACTGCTTGAGATAATCCAGCAGCTTTATAATAAGAAGCACTTGCGTCCCATGCCTTTTTTCCTAATACAGACCCTAATATAACAGCAGCACCTACCAATCCAGCACTACCACCCATAGCCATTAAGCCACCTCCAGCTTCCATCCCTACATTCATCCCCGCACTAATAGGGTCTCTCGCTCCAATAATGGCCATCCCAGCACCCCTCATCCCACCGGCAAACTTACCACCTCTACTCTCCTCTTCATTCAAACTCTCTCCTTCCATCCCAAGTCTAGCAGCTTGATAACGCTGCATTAAAGTACGTTCAGCATGTGGAGTTTTTGATAGGGTGTCGATTGTCTGTTTCTTATTCTCTTCAATCTCTTTATTGCCTGTTTTTAATATAGCATCGATAATATCCCTTAATAATTCGTTTTGTAATTTAGTATCAGAACTTTTATTGGATATGTCTTCCAATTTTTCTTTACCTCTACTTTCAGATATATCCCCCCTTTCGACTTGCTCCCTAACTAAATGCTTGCGCTCATAAGTATCCATGGTGCCAGCACGTTCCATTGCTTTAATGGCATCTTCAATATTATTTTTAACTTCCTTCCATGTGTGACCAACTTTTAATGCATCTTCAATAATGCTCTTAGACATTTCATTAGCATCACGCTTAATATTATCAAAGCCAGACTTAGATGATGCATTATCAACACCTATTCGTATCTTTTTTTCTGTGTCCATTACTTAGGAACTTTATATTGATCCAAATCCATTTCAGCAAATTCTCTCTTGTATTTTTCTAATTTCTCGGCCTCAGTCAAATCAGCATCTTCATCCACAATAGGAGTCACTTTCATCCAATCTCCTTTATTTGGTACATATTTCTGAGTTTGTTCATTCTTAAAAAATAACAAATCTTCTTCCCATTCAAAGCGCATATCTATAAAAGACAAAACCCGATGTTGAGGGGAGCCAAAAGGTATTTTATGTTTTTGCCTGAACCACCTATCAATCGGGTATTGAATATTCCACTGTAAAACAAATGAGCTTATTTCTTCATCATCAAATGTATTTGTTACAATAGGAGGTTGAACCTTCTTTGGCCGACGAAATGAATTGAACATTATGCATCATTTTTCTTTTTTAACACAGTCTCGACCTTCTCTAACCACGGCAAAATATCCTTCGTGTAAACATCGCGTATTTCAATGTAATCTTCCACTCCCAAGTCTCTTATACTACCTGGCTTGAGAGACTGGATAAAATCCGGGCAAAACACCGTAAAAAACGCTTCTATATCGATGATCATCAATGCATCGTCAGCATTGATAAATCCCATACGATAAATGTTGCCATAATTACCCATAGATAAAACAGACCTCATTTTCCAGAGATCTATAAGATTTCCTACTTTAAGAGGTTCAGTGGTGAATTTTTTAGACTTGATAATGAAATTAAGATTTTCCACGATGATAAGATTTTACGATTAATACTATATTACGATTTAATTTTCTTTAACCAACTGTAGGCCTTGGAGGGGTAGGAAGGTTTGTGATCCCCATTATAATTGGGGAAGTATATTCTCCCGATTGTTGAAATCCACTAATCTGCTGCTCATCTATTGAAAAATTTGTGGAATCAAGATAAATGTCCTTAATTGTACAAAGTACTTCATTCACTGTCTGTACGACCACACCACCTGCAATCACCAGTGCATCCTTCTTCCATACAGTGATATCTACGGGCACATTGAGGAGTGTCTGTGTATCTTTATACTGCTGCAGCGTCATGACTAATCGGTTGTCTAAGCCGGGCAAACCCGTTCTCATTAAATCAATTAAGTAGAAGTCACAACTCCATGTACAAGTAATAGCAAGTAATGGTCTTTCTTTCTTAGTTACTTCACCAAGTCCCATTACTGATCCACGCTGCTTAGTTTCTGTGCAACGCAGATTTTTCATAAACCCAATAGGAATACCGTTTGATGTTATGATGGCCCTTGCGGCTGTCATGGTATCTGTCTGTAGTGGCATGTCTTTTAATTTTTAAAAATAACCTTTCGAAAACAAATCATAAATACAGTCTTCCTGTAAAGAATATACTCTTGATCTCTGAATTAGGAGATGCTTCATAATCAACAAAAATAACATCTTCCTGTTGTACTGCTGTCACATTACGATAAGCTACAAGTAATGTTCCGACCTTACGCTGCAGGTATGTCTTTGTCCATTCTACAGCAGCCTCAGCAGTGAGTGAATTACGATTTACACCTTCTGGGTCAGACATTAGATCAAGTTTTGAATTAATAATAAGCTCCTTGTTGATCTGTGACTTAATACGTTCTACTTGGATTAGATGTGACCTTCCATCGTTATTCAGCACAAAATCACTTTCCTGAAGAGTATTGACATCATGAAGGTTGATAAATTTACCAAAGTCTGCATCCCATATTGTAGCAAGTACTCCAGCTGAATCAGCCATTAACTGATCTTTATCATTCAAAGGATCAACTAGGCCATCAATATTCAATGACTTGTATGTTAATGGTACTTGAGGTGCAAGGCCAAGTAAACGTCCAGCATAATAAGCAGCATGAAAGAAAGATTCCCAAACCCTGTAACCTGAAGCAGCTAAACGACTGTTCTTATGAATACCTCCATGAACTAAATTGACCCTTTCAGTATTAAACCCTTCTGCATAACCAATGGTAGTGGCAATTGTATCATCATCACCTGCTATGATCAAATACTTGTCAAACTTAGCTTCAATAGTGATATGATCTACAATTTTCAATATATTAGTATCAATTGAAGGATTGGCAGTAGAACAGGTGGTAAGAATGTAATTGTAATTAAGATCCTTGATTGCATCCAGTGCATCATCCATCTTATCGTAAGTAGCTGTACCACCTGTAGCTGCCTGATAGCTCTTGATATTTGTTATATCGGCTGATGTTACTGTGCCTGCTCCCGTAGTAATTGAGGTCGCATCCAGAACAAACAATTGACCAAATTCTCCATCTGAAGTAGCCCAATCAATAAGAGTCTGGATATTATCAAACTCAGGTGACTGTGCAACCATTGTAGGTGCAGAGGAGGTTGAAGAAATTTCATCATAAGGAATACCATCACTGTATGCTCCTTTATATCCGCCACGCCAGATTTTATAAATCCATTTGTTGGTGTTCAGAACACCGGTTTCAATTGTATAAGCGTAACCAGTGATAAGATTAGAAGCATTGACTCCACCAGCAAATGCTGTAGCTGTCCCTGTAGCTGTCCCTGTTACAACTACTGTAGGGGTTGGAGTTGAAGATCCATATCCGTGAGGTGCTGAAAAATGTAAATTGGGAGATGTACTAGTTATAACTCCACAAATACCAAGAGAAGTCATACTCGCAGCAAGACCGGCAACTACCGTTGCGATGTTATCACTTGATGCATTAGTATATGTAGCCACCGTAATCCCAGCTACTTTTATTGTGATTGTATTACCTGTCGTTCCAGCTGAAGTAACAGTAACAGTTGAGTGAGCTCTTGTTTCAATAGGAACTCCATTAGCAGCTACACTTTCATCTCTTGTATTCACTTTAAACTTGCCACCAGCAGCTCCACCACCTGTAGCAAGAAAAGTCATAGAAGCTGGAGTTGTTGTTGCAGGCTTTATAATCAAAACCTCACTCACCCCATTCCCTCTTCCATCAGGATTGAAAATGCCTTCAGCTGCTTTATACCACCAATTGCCTCCAACAAAATCCCTAAAAGCACAAATATCTTTAATGGAATAGATTGCAGACTTACCTTTTGCCAAAACTCCATTAACCCCAGCTCCCCCTAACATACCTGCTGTAGTAGCAAAGGTTGCGTTAAGAGTATCGTTATCAATAATGAGAAGCTTCCCATAATCAAGATCACGAGGAGGGTTATTCTGGCCAGAAATTATTCTTGAATAATTACCAGGTAACTGGACGATCTTATTACCAAACCTTACTTTTGTAGCCATGTATTGTTTTTCATTTCAATTACCCGAAATCGATTGTGCGTATAAAATTAGACACAAATTATCTAAAATAAAAATTAACTTAGCAGCTTATCTTTTTTTAAGATCTCTTCCCACTCATTAACTGTCTGTTGCTGAGTAGCATATTTCTTAGCTGCAATGCGACGATGACGACCATTTAATTTGAAATAGTTCAGCATTTGAAAACAATTAAATTTTTCCTCAACTACGTTTTCTTCCTTACTCTTTTTCATATGGTTAGGTTATTACAATTGTTAAAATATTTGAGCTTGCAGGTCTTGGCAATAAATATTGCAATTCACTACTTACTTTACATTGTACTGTATATGTCCCTGCATTAGCAAAGAGTAAAGAAAGAGTTGAGGCATCTTCATTAGGAACTACAGATCCATTCAAATACCATTCATAAATAGGCACATCGCCACCATTTACTGCAACTGCTGTAAAAATCAACGTACTCCCATGAGTTCTTGATGTAGGAGAAACTGTTATTGATACAGATACAACAGTAGAATCCAATTGCTGTGAATCAGCATAATAAATTGGATCGAATTGAACGTCTATAGCAGTCTTTCTGCTTATGATTGAATGAACTATCTTCTTACATTGCAAACTCAATCCTATCGCACGATAAAAGGTCAAATAAGGGATAATATCTTGATTGGCCATTAACTGCTTCCCTGAAAACTCAAATTTATCAAAGTTGTATGCTAATGTATCTGCCCCTGCAATTAAAATAGCATCTAGAAACTCATATAACATAACCACTTCTAAAGAGTTCCCTCCAGTGATTATCAATTCATATTGACCAATAAATGAACGAGAATACATCTTGGCACTAGTAGTTGCAGAATAATCTACTCCAATAAATCCAGTTTCTAATGTATTATCCCCACTTTTCCCATCCTCACTGGGGTAATGTATATGTATAGTAGGAAGGCTCGCTCTCTCCTTATCAAACATCAATCTTACCTCAAGTTTACGCCTATCATCTTCTCCCTTCTCAATTAATGATTTTAAATGAGTGTAGAAATTAGTGTCGTCTAACAAAATACCATTGAACTCGACATACAACCAACTTAAAGTAGGAGTCAAAGCATTATCGATTAAATCCTGGCGGACCCACTCAATTAATCCTGAAACAACATTCTTTATCTTAACAATACTTATATCCATTATGCGAATTTTGTATCCAACCAATCTTGAACTGCATTATCAACTGCCTCTCCTAATTTTGAAGAATTAAGAGCTTTATCCATAAACATATGAGCACCAAATCCAGGATGCATCCATGACTCTGGATCTGACTTATCTGACACCCTACGAAACGTAAAATATCCACCCCTCTTTTCTTTTGTAGTAGAACTAATATCTCTACGATGCATTCCTGCATAGATAGGAGCTTTATGTTTATAAGTTATAATTGAACCAGTATTCAAGGTCATTTGATGAGTCTGAGCTTCTGCAAACCCTTCAGGTAACTGCTCTGTTCCAATTGTTGCACCTGATTTCATTAGATCAATAATAGATGCACCTGAATTAGGAGCCTCCATCTCCATAATGGCCTCAGAAGACGCGTGACGGAACGGGATAGTAAGGAACCAACCATTCCCTTTTGCCTTCATATGTTTCTTCTCACTCCCCTCGAAACCAATTTTTTCATCAAAACTAATAGCACCAGTTTCAATCATCATTGCAATCTTACTCTCGCGAGCAGTCATCCCAATAATAGCAGAGCATGGATCTGGTCTTTCGAGGTAGATCGCTTTCTTATATTCATCTCTCGTACTATGTAAACCTTCATCGATCAATTTATACCACCGAGCCATATATTCGTCACAGACCCTATCTATAATGTAGGAGCTCAAAGACTCAGCTTCTGTCC